CTCGTGAAAAGCGAGGTAGAAGCCCCAGTCAGTAGGACCAATGGCAAACGTCGCCCGGTCGGGCCATTTGTCTACCAGCACCCATTTGATGGTCTTGTAAGCGTGGCCTTTGTCGGGATGGCTCGGACCAGGTTTGTGTCTAGGCGCCCTCTTTCGGGCCTCTTCGCCGATCCGCTTCGCAGCGACACGTGCCGCTTTGGTGACGGTCGCCCGCTGGCTGGCTCGTCGCATCTCGCCGAACTGGCGGATGATGGCTTTATGGCCCTGCATGTCAAACTTAAATTCCACCGCCATCACCCCTGTTCGCCGGTACAGACCAGCTCCGTAATCTCGCCCCGGTCGTAGGTGCGGATGATCTCGTACCGACGCCCGTTGTATCGTAGCGCCCGCTCGTCCTGATACTCGATGGAGCGCACCTCAAACATGACCTCAGGCATCAACCCAGCCATATGCGCCGCGTAGAATTCCGACTGACGCACTGACTTGCGGTTGGCGAACACCTGCCGGGCCGTCTCGACCTCTCGCATCTCACCCGTGAGCGGGTCCTGCTCCAGCGTCCTTGACAGAAGCTCAATCACATCCCTAAATAGCACCGCTCACGCCTCCCGATACTCTTGCGACAGCGTCAGGTGTGCCTTGAGCATGTCATAGGCCCGCTCCAGTCGCTCGGCGTCGGCGTTGTCAAACCCGAAGTGGGCCTTGCAGTACGTGACGATGGCCCTCTTGATGAGGGGGTCGGACTCNTCCAGCTTAGCCGGGTCCACGCCAGACAGCTTGAGATCCGCTTTGGCGGCCTCGATCAAGTCCTGTACCTCATCGTCGTAGGCAATAACGGTAGGACTGATACGCAAAGCCAACTTTACATCATCGAGCAAGGCCATCGCCCACCACCCCATTAAAGTAAGGCGCCGGAGCATCAGCCCCGGCGCCACGTTGCTTACTCTCCAGCCTTCTTGATCAGAACCACGCCGTAGGGATCGGCGAGCTTACCGTCGGCGATCATCGTCGCCTTGTGGACCCATTCGTCCGTCTCCTCGTTAAAGTAGCGGCGATAGGTCACCTGCAGGTTGCTGTTGACCATGTAGTCTGCGGGATTAAACAGGATCGCCACGACATCACCCTCAGCAGCATCATCGATGGAGGGTAGCAAGTCCTCGACCGCGATGACCTCCCGGCCCAAGAACCGCTCCTCGATGGTGCCGTTCAATCCGTAGTTCACACGGGCGACAGGTTGGCCGTTCGCGTCGGTCATGCCCTCGATGTATTTGCCGAAATCGGCATCGTTCATGACGAGCACCATGCCGTTGCGATAGCTNCGAGGCATCNTGCGGAACAGCTCGGGCCAGGTCTGGTATTGACCGAACTCTTCGGCCGTAACATCGACAACCTGCTCCGTCGGGATGTTCGTGTGATTCACGATACCGAGCGGCTGTCCGGTGCCAGAGCCAGAAATGATGGCTTGCTCGATGGCCTTGACCATCGCCTCGGCGACGTTGTCAGCCACGTTCTGCTCAAAGATCGGCAGCGCCACCACCGAGGCGACAAGCTCAACAGACACGCGGACCTGCAGCTTGTGATAGCTGAAGGTGATCTTGCCCGTGACCTGCTTTTTCTGCTTGTCCGACATCTGCCCGGCGGCGACCCACGTAGCAACAGGCTTCGCGTCGGCGACCGGAATCTCCACGCCGCCGCGGAAATTGGTCTTGGTAACCCTCGACCAAATACGGCCCGTCTCCTCCATCCGCTCGACGATTCGATTAATAATCGTCGTCGGGATGACCGCGCCGATGTCGCTGGGCAGCGTCATCTCGTCCTGCCGAAACTCCAGAATGTCGGAGCGCTCGCCGCGGGTCACGTAGCGCATGAACGCCTGCCGATACTCAAGAGTATCGTGGGGGTCAAGCGCACGCTGCTCAACCGCCGTCTCACGACGCGTCGAATCNACCGTACGCGCCTGGTACGCCCCGGTCTGGATCGCCGNCGCGACATTCAGTCGCTTCGCGATCTTCTCCCTCTCACTCACCAGCTCGTCGATCTCCTTCTCCACCGCTTCCAAATCCAGCTCTTCATCCGACTCCAACTTAGCCCGAAGCTCAGTAAGCCGGGCATCGATCTCTTGTAGCCTCTTCTCAAACACTGTTCTCAGTCTCCTTCCAAGATCGTTTTTAGCCACAGCGCCCGTCGCTGGCGTCTAGCCGCCTCCGCGGCCCGGCGCTCGGTCTCCACCTGCGCCAAGACCCAACTCCGCGCACTGATGTAGGTGTCATCATANGCCGGCATATCGACTGCCGACACGTCCCAAATCCGCTTAAACCGCAAAATACGGCGGGTTCTCGTCTTGCGGTCGTACTCATCTTTGCCCACGGTGAAGGCAAAGCTCATCTTGTCCACGTCACCGCGACGGATGAGCTCATAAAGATCGCGCCCCGCCGTGGTGTTCGCGAGCTTGGCCCGAATCAGCAACCCGTGCTCGTCAGGGATGAGCTCCAAAGTCTTATTCCGAGTGCGGGCCATCACCATAACGTTGTCCGAGTGATTGTACTTAAANGGNACATCCCGCAGGTCCGCGCCCTCCAAGGCACCACGGGCGATGACCTCAAAATATTTGACTCCGTCGATCTCATACAACTCCGTCGGGCTCTCGTAGACGATGGCCCGGCCCTCGACGATCATCTCATGCTCATCGCCCACCGGCTCGACGGCTCGCAGCTCCGCCATCCGGATTTCTCGCTGGGGCCGCTGGACTTTCTNNCCGCGCTCCTGGCGCTCATCCCACTGCGTCATACAGACCGCCAAGCGCTGGTCGCCGTCAGGATACTCCTCTTTCATCGTNTCATCGCCCATGCATCGCTCGATGAACTCATCCTTGGTCTCGTTCTGCTCGGGCGTCGGAATCGGCATCGTCCTCACCTCCCGATTGGGCCTCGTCATCCAAATCATCCNTCTCNTCAATCGGCCTCGTATCAAGCCTGCGAATCGGCACATCCCCGCCAGGTACCGGCGGCAAGTTAAATACCTCAGCAAGCTGATTCGGCGTCATAATGCCACGGTCCACCAACTGGACAAGCTGCAGTTTTGTGCGTACCGACGCATACTGCAACCGATTCGCTTCGAACACGATCTCATTCCCGTGACCGAGCTCGCGATCCGAAAAGAGCTTGGAGGTAAACTCCAAACTCATCTGCACGGCCAGCGGCTCNATGGTGCTCTCGTANAACGCATTCCACTNGTCNTCGGTATAGCGGCCCATGACGATGTTCTCGTTGACGCCGAAGTACCGAAATACGGCGTCCCGCAGCTCCTTCATCTGGGCCGCGTTGACCATCTTGGGCTCGGTGTTCAGCGGGATGTACTCGGCCTTCGCGTCCAGGGCCGCAATCCCGCCGCTATTGGACACCGTCAGGTACTCCTTGACGAATCGCTCGCGCTGGGCCTCGATGTCCGACTCCTTGAGCATCCCTTGGAACTTGAGAATACCCCGGAGCGCGGCGCTCGTCTTGACCGCCTGTGCCAGCCCCTCGTTTGTCGTGTGGATCGCTGATAACGTGGCGTTGATGGGCTGGTTCGGGCTGCCCAGCAAGTCATTGTTGTAAAAGTGCCGCCGCAGGTGGATAACGTCGCTGTAGGGCAGCACCACCGTGCCGCCCTCCATGAAGACGAACTTCACGTAGAGCGTCCCGNTGCTGTCCTCTAACAGCTCCGCCGACACGCAGTTGACCGGGTATACGGCCACCAACCGCCCGCCCTCCCAGACAGGGTAGGCCCAGGCGTTGTTGTCCAGCATCAGCGTCGTGACCAGCTTGTACAGCAGGTCGTAGGCCGACATCCGCGGGTTAGGGCGGAGCGACAGCACCCGCTCGATATCACTGTTCTTGACGTGGATGACCTCGCCGTTGACCCGGCGGATGTGTTTGGCCTTCAGCTTGGCCGCGTTACGGGCGATAGCGTCAACGGCGGCCCGCACAACATCGGCTTCATAAGGCCGTTCGCCCCAAGGTGTGAAGATGGGCGTATAGCCGGCCATGACTTTCACCTGTGTGAGCCCGGTGCGCCGGCTGAACAAGTTTCCAAACAATCGCTGCAGCCAGTTACGTCGTTCCACCGGGTCACCTCCTCAGATCAGTGCTTTGTAGTCCTCTAACTTCCACTGGAGCACCGTATAGGCAATGATAAGCGCCACCGCAGGGTCGATGCGCTGGCGCTTGTCACGGCCCTTCACGGGTCTGATGTTCTCGTTCTTGTCCACCTCGACGGCCAGGTTCGTCAGCGCCCACTTGAGCAGCGGGTTGTTGTTGTAGTTGATCCGCTTGGCCGCCAAATCAGCCTTGAGCAACTTCATAGGCGCCGACAGCGTCTTAGCGCCCATGATAACCGGCAGCAGGTTCTCCTTCCTGGTGTATCCAAGCCGGTTTTCCATGTCCTCGACCCAGGCGGGCGAATTCCAGCTGTCGTAACCAACCCAGTAGGCCGAGATGTCGTAGTCATTTCGCAGCCTAGCGAACCAGTCCGTCACATAGCGGTAGTCGACGGCGTGGCCCGGGCAAGGCGTGATGAGTCCCCGTTCGGCCCAGCGGTCGTAGGGGACCTTGTCCTCTTTGGACCTTTGCTCGATAGTGTCGGCCGGCATGAACCCTTGCACCAGGGCGTACATCTGGCCGTCCGACCGCATAACCAGCACGGCTGCGGCCGTCAGGTCCGTGGTGGCCGAAAGGTCCACGCCGCCGATGGCGTACGTGTCCCGAATCTCATCCATCGAAAACGTGGCCTCGTTATTGGCCTCCTCGAAAGTCAGCCACGTCCCGGTGCTCGTCTCCCTGACGTTGAAGTCTTTCGTGAGCACGGTGGGCAGGAAATTGGCGTCATTCTTGGCCCTCTCAACGTTAGCCGCCAGCTCCTCGTAACTCTTAATGGTGCCAAGCCCCGGATTCGCCTTTTCCCACGCTCGAAAGTCGACCCANTCGCTCCTGTCGTCCAGCTCATACAGGAACGCCAGGAACCGCTCATCCTCGACCACGCCGTCCAGCACCCGGCAGGCGTANTCGTAAATGTCGTCGTAAATGCACTCCCTCACGAAGCCAGCGGTCGTGATCATTGCCAGCAACGGCTGCGTCCGGGCCGTCATCGACTGCCGCATGACGTCGTATAGGTTGCGGTCCTTGATGGCGTGCAGTTCGTCGATGATCACACAATGTGAGTTAAAACCGTCAAGGCTTTTACTTTCGGACGCCANCGGTNCGAACTTCCCGAAAGCCACCGGAAAGTACAGGTCCGTCTTGCGCTTCTTGATATGCTTCCTCAACGCCGGCGACTGGCTGATCATGTTGACGGCTTCGGAAAAAACAATGCGCGCCTGGTCCAGTTTGGTCGCCACGCAGTACACCTCAGCGCCGCCCTCGCCATCGCCGACCAGCATGTACAACCCGATGCCGGCCAGGAGCGTCGACTTGCCGTTCTTGCGGCCAACGAGTAGCACGAACTCCCGGCAGCGCCGATAGCCCGTCTCCTTGTGAACAAACCCAAACACCGACTGGAGCATGGCCTTCTGCCAGAGCTCCAGCCGCACCGGCTGCCCGATCCACTTGCCCTTGCTGTGGCGGCAAAACCGCTCGATGAACTCAATCGGTGCGTTGGCCGCCTCTAAATCAAAAACCCACGGATCCCGTGGGTTGTCTAGCTCCTCGATCAGCTTTTGATATTGCTGCCGAACCCGCTTTGAAACGACGACGTCTCCCGACTCGATCTTCTGCCAATAGGTGCGGATGTAATTTTCCACAGCCTCACCGAGCCCGNGACTTCACGAACTCCATCAGCTCNTCGGCTTCCGTCTTGCCCTTTTCGCCGTCCGGCAGCAGGTCGATGAGCTGCTTCACAACCGCCGAGTAGCGGTTGATGAGCGACGCGTAGACCTTCGTGGCCGGGTGCTCCCGCAGAAACCGCTGGGCGCCCTGCTCAAACAGCTCGATGACGCCCTCGCGGTCAATGATCTCCCGCGTCTCTTCGAGCGTGGCCCGCATAAACGCAGCCTCTTGGATCAGCCCATCGACGATCTTGCGTTTATCTTCCGGCAAATCCTTGAAAACTTTCTTAAGTCTCGTCAGCTCGGCCTTAATTTTCTTAGCTTTCTCTTCCGTCGCCGAAGNCCGGCTATCTTCNACNGGAAAATCAATCACTTCTGCACCGTTTTTCCTAGCCACACTTTCACCCCCTCGTGTGCGCGATCATTCCGGGGTTTTC